TGATACCGACGAACATCTTGTGCGTAAGCACACCTTACGCGAGGCGCAAGGCGAGCCTTAGTATTGAGACTGCGAAGCAGACTATAATGCCGGAGCGTAAGCGGAGGCGAAATTTGGGGGGGTAGGTATATGATACCGGAACCCCTTCTGATACCGCTTGCATCGGTACGCTATCGGTTGGCGTTTGGTATGGCGTGGTGCTGGCTGTCATTGGCTGGCTGTGATGCCTAGCGTTGCGCCATGTTGCGTGTGGTTTGTTGGTTTAATTCAATAGCTTTTGTATGGTGTAAGTTTGCACCTTACATTATCACTTGGGAAATATATTTTTAGTCTATCGGGGTATATAAAAAGGCAGGGAGGGGGGTTTAGGTTCCCTCTGACCTCTAAGAGAGGTCACTCAGGAATTTCTACAATGAATTATTGATATCCTTTCAAGGTATATAGTATATACTATCGGTACAACCGATAATTCTATTATACAGTCTGAGAACCACTTTGTCAAGTAAAAAATTTATTTTACAAAAAAGCTTGACAATTACCAATATTTGCAGTATAATAGAAAATAGAAGCTTGTAGTGCGAAAGGCTGCAAGTATGTCGCTTTCGGAGGACAAATTATGAATACGATGACTCGTGTTAATATACCTAATATCCTTGTTGATGGTTATATGTGGGGTGATATGCTCACAAACCTTACAAGGGAGAAGTTCCCACACATGGATATGGTAAAGTTAGATGAAGGTAACTTTCGTGTAGATGTATCTCTAGCTGGTTATAGTAAAGATGATATCTCAATTACCCTGGATAGTAATATACTGAGAATTTCTGGAGAATGGACGAATAAAGAACAAAACTACTTGATGCATGGAATTGCTAAAAGAGCTTTCCACCGTGAATTACCTCTAGCTGAATATATCGAAGTAGGCAATATAAAGATGGAGAATGGTATTCTTTCGATAGAATTGAATAAAGAAATGCCAGATGAACTAAAACCAAAGGAATTTAAAATTGCTTAGATATCATAGAGAGGGGCAGAAGGCAAAGCACATGAGGTCATTCTTAAATATATTGCTCGTAGGACTTTTCATCTTCTGCTCCTCTCCTGTATATGCTGATAGAATAGTTGGACTTGTAAGAGCTACCTGTAATTCATCCGAAGCTATCATGGAACTAGCCAAGGCAGATGAAAAATCAGTATACAGGGCAGGAGAGATATTTACAGCATTTAAGAAGGCAGGTATGTGTGGAGCTTTACCTGCACCTATGATGATGGAGTTTGAAACTAAACTTCATTCTTATAAAGATGCAGATGGTATAAAAACAGATGTGTGGAAGATAAAGAATTTAAACCACTGGGTTATTGTAGCTACAGACTTTATCCGAGAAATACCTATTCAAGAAAAAATAAAAGCTTAATATAAATGATAACAACATTCTTTCTAGCCTGGACTGCCGTTAATGTTGCTGTATTCGTTATCCACACTATTAAGGTTATACAATGAATGGAATGTTATTCGTGAGGGCGATGGAAATGAGTGTGTATAAGTTTCCCCTGGAAGATGATGAAGTATGCCCTAAGTGCGGTAGAGAAGGATGTACGTGTGGACCGGAATGTGACTGTGAACCGGATAAACAAAAAGAATTAATACAAGACTTTGAAGAATAGGAGGATAAGATGGATAATCAAGGACATGCAATAGTACTTCCCGATGGTACAGTTATTCCGTGGGAAGCACTAAAAATGGATGCAGAAGCAAAACACGCTACTAATGCACAATCATCCAACTTCCAACGTGTAACTTCCAAAGAACCGATTCAGTAATGCCCTACGGCAAAGGTACATATGGAAGTAAGGTGGGCCGTCCACCTAATAAAAAGAAGAGAAAGAAGAAGAAGAAGAAGACTTCCAAGAAGAAAAAGAAATAGGAGAATAGACTATGGCTAATTACGCAGTAGTAGATTATCTTACTCCAACAGGTACTCTCGTAGAGGTTATCGCAGCTATGGAGACAAAGATAGAGACTATTGATGATGGTAAGACTTTACGCCTTGTGGACGTTAAGCAACTTTCTGGGGATAACTTCGTAGGTGTCCTCATCTACGATGCTTAAAGAGTAAGAAATAGGAGATAAGCTATGGACCCTAGAAAAAATGTGTATAAGCAATATAAGACGCTAGGACTTCATACTCCTGGAAGCTCTACTAAATGGGCTGGACGAGTTACTAAGGATACTCGTGGTAGAGAAATACATGATATGCCGAAGCATACAGTAGAAGGTGGCGAGTATTTTAGTGATAAGATGTCAACTGTTGCAAGGGATAATGCAGTATCGTTAGAGCAGCTAAAAGCAGCTAACCCACAAATAACACATGAGGACAAGTTATCTCCTGGGCAACGACTTAGTATCCCACATAGTACTAAAGCACCAAAAGTATATAAAGATTGGAAGCCAACTCGTGGAAAAAAGACTCCAATCCCCCGAGGCATAGTTGGTTCTTCACCAAAGCTACCCGCGAACTTTTTCGCTAGTCTACGGGCCAGGCCATACGGCGAAGGGAATAAGCCTAGTATACTGCCACCTCGTGGTAAAGCACGACGGTTCCCAAGATAGTGCCTAAACGGGGTGAATATAAAAAGAATGCGTCTAAGGAAACCATCCGTCAACGCAAGAAGAATCAGAAGGCGAAGCACAAGCGGAAGCGTGTCGAGTCTGCCCGTAAAAGAAGGCGTAAAGGAATCAAACCTAAAAAAGGGAATCAAGGAAATCCAGCCCGTAGACCCGAAGCAGATCATAAGTCAGGGCGTATGATTTCCCATAAAAAGAACCGTAGTCAAGACAACAATAAGAACCATAAGAGGAAAAAGTAATGGCTGGTTGGGATGCATTTTCCGAAGAACAGCAAACTTCATTTAATGAAGTGGATTTTGGCGACCAACCTGATGTGGGTGAACCTGGAGAATCTACTGTACTAGGTGCAGGAGCAGATCATGCTGGAAGCCCTTATGGTCAAACTGAAGAACAAGGTGCAGAAAGAGGTATCCCTGGCTATAATCCAATTACACCTGCTGATAGGCATCCATCCACCGATAGATATTTCCTACAGCAAGCAAGAGAGAAAGAAAGTGCCTCTAAAGGCGGTTTACAAGGTGTATGGGATAAGCAGAAACAAGAATGGACTCAAGCCCCTGGAAGAAAAGCTGCTGTAAGTGGAGCAGGATCATTTATTGCAGCTAAAGCTGGTCTTGCTGGTGGACCACCAGGCTTTTTTATAGGGCTTGGTCTTGATGCAGTAGCAAGTGCGCTTGGATTATATGATCCACATAAACCAGGGGGTATGGGAGATACTGAATCATGGTATGGGAATAACCCTCCTCCAACACCAGATGATCCTCACGGCGGTGGCGATGCTCAAATCCCACAACCAAAGAAAAGAGTAGCCCCTAAACCAGTATCCACCGCAGGATCAGGTAATAAGCCTGATTTACTGGTTAGAACACGCGCTCAAGACCGTCAAGCTAAACGTCAAATAACTAGAAGAGTATAATGACTGTTTCTAGATTCCCATCTAAAGGTAAGTTTACTCAGTACAATGATAAAGGTACTGAAGATTTAGAGGAATGGCGTAAACAGTTTGTTGCCATTGCTGACCCAACTGAATACAATGCTGCGATAGCATTAGCAGGATCATGGGCCGAATGGCAACGTATAAAAAGAGAGTGGCCTGAGTTCCGTGATAAGATACTTATTGATTGGCTAGCTGAAGTAGAAGTTAAACTACGCTCTGAAGCTATTGGTAATCTGTGTCACCAAGCTTTAGACCCAAAAGGGTCAGCCGCAGCAAAGTGGATTGCGGAAGGTAGATATAAACCTCGTAAGGTTGGTGCGCCAAGTAAAGCTGAAGTTGACCGCCAAATTAAAATCCAAGCAAGTATTAACGATGAAGTCGAAGATGATATTGCCCGTGTTATGGATACCACTGGGCTTAAACTAGTTGAGGTAAAGTAACATGGCAGATGTAAGGAAACCCAGTACTACAAAAAAGAAAAAGGGTAAAAGAGATCACGTTTTTGCTGGTATGTATAAGTCCATTTTTGGGGATGATAAGACATCACTGGAGCGATCTCTTGAATCTGGTAAAAAAATTAAAAAACTTGCTAAGAAAAGAAAAACTACAACTTCTAGGCAAGCTTTGGAAAGAAAAAACGTAAAGCCTATTACACCTACTATACCCGATGCTCCTATTGCCAAGAATACTGGCCCTAAAGCAACCCAAAGGCAACACCTTGTCGAGAAAAATCCTGTACCTAAAGCAAAGACAACAGTAAAGAAAAAGAAACGTGATGTTTCTGCATTTACTGATATGTCAAAAACTAAACCTACAAGAGGGCAGGGTCCATCAGCACAGCCTTTCGCTCAAAGGGAAGGTGATTTTCCAAATATTAAAGACCCTAAACAGATGAGTACAAGGGGAGCAAAGCCTAAAGGTACTCCAGTTAAGAAAAGAGATAAAGAAGCAACAACTCAGAAAAAATACCCAGAAACCCCCTTCGTCAGCAATTATGGCAGGTCTAATGAGTACGTTGGTTCTGGAACAAAAACAAAAGGGGGTAGAAGGGCTGTTGCTAGATCAAGGGTAGCTGAACAGCATAAAAAACAAGGGACTACGCCTAAGTTAAGTCCAGCAGCACAAAAGATGTATACAAAATCTGAAAGTGCAATCGGTGCGGAAGCTATGCAAGTTAAACCTGAAAAGAAACCCTCTATGTTTGACAAGGCAGTTGATTGGGTGCTTGGTAGAGATGAAGAAGCAAAAGCAATACGTAGAAATATTAGTAGAACCGGATCGAAAGGTCGAATAGACCAAGAAGGTGAAACGTATTCAAATTGGGTTTACTCTCACCCATACACAAAAACACCATATCGCAGAAAAATGTGGGATAAACAAGATCATAACGAATGGGAAGAGCGTCAAACTAAGATAAACAAGGTTAGTCACCCTAATCAAAAAGAAATTTCAACTAATAGCAAACCAATTGTTGAATCTAGTAGTGAGAAAAAACCTGTAAAGAAAGTACCTAATGAGGTAAAACAGACTATACCTGCAAAGATTGCAAAAGAGGTTGTAAAGGATGATGCCACAGTTACAGGTACATCCTACGCAGAAAGGGTAAAAGCCGGAAAGCCGTTAATGAGTGTGCATGGGGATCATCATCCACGGCCACGGTTAAACCCAAGTAAAACTACTAAACCTAAAATTAAAGGATTTGGGGATGAATGGTCTGGCGAAGTTCCTGATTTATCTGATAATAGTTTGTCGGATAAGATAGGTAAGTCGCTATCCGAAATGTTTGGTAGTTATTCAGCACATTCTGGTGTAGAAGGTACTTCAAGTTGGCATGAAAGAAAGTATAAAAAAGGTAAGCGCACTCTGTAATGCAATGGGTTGATGCCGATAGCCTGTATAGTTACAAACATCTCTCTAAAGTACAACGAGAGTTACGTAATACGGCTGTAAATAACTTTGAAGCCTTTATACGGTTAGTAGCTCCTTATCAGTTAATGGCACATTGTCATGTTGAAATGTGTAAATGGGCGCAGGAATATGCAAATGAAAATCGTCTACTTCTTTGGCCTCGTGATCACGGTAAGTCTCGTTATGCTGCCTTTTACGCTTCTTGGGAGATAACTCGTGATCCTTCTACTACCATCATTTATGCTAGTGCGACTGCTGAAAAGGCCGAAGAACAATTAAGATTTATTAAATCAATTATAGACAACAAAATAATGAAGAGGTATTTCCCTGGGTTACTTAACGAAGAAGAAGGACGAAGAGAAGCTTGGAATAAGACATTTATAGTGGTAGATCATCCATACCGAAAACGCGAAGGTGTGGTTGATTCTACCCTTATGACTTGTGGGCTAGAGAAAACAATTACTGGGAAACACTGTAAAAAACTTATCTTAGATGATATTGTCGTACCAGAAAATAATACTGAAACAGGCCGTAGGGACGTTAATTCATGGGCAGCACAAGCAGCGTCTATTATGAGTGCTGATAGTTCCATGTTTGTAGTTGGTACTAGATACCACCCTAAAGATGCCTATCAAATTATGATGGATATGGCATATGATGAACCAGAAGAAAATGAAGATGGTGATATTACAGTAAATGAAATACCTATGTTTACTGTGATGATGGATAATGTAGAGGACGATGGGGAGTTCCTATGGCCTCGTCATCAACGCAAAGATGGTAAATATTTTGGGTTTAACACTACTGTTCTAGCTAAGAAAAGGGCTGTGTATGAAGCTACAGGTGAGATAACACAGTTCTACGCACAATACTATAACGATCCTAACGATAAGTCTACTGCCCCTATAAGCCGTGATTTATTTAAATACTACAAGAAAGAAGAAGTTGAATATGTGGCAGGGCTTTGGACGATTAAAGGGCGACCAGTATGGGTCTATGCGGCAGTTGATATGGCTGCATCTACAAAAGACACCGCAGATTATACAGTCGTTACAGTTGGTGCGATTGACGAGGACGGGAATAGATACGTTATTGATATTGATAGATTCAAATCTGCAAAAACATCCGAAATATTGGCTCGTTTGCGATCTTCATACGAAAGATACATATTCAAAAAACTGCGAATCGAAGCTGTGTCAGGGTTTAGACTCGTGGCACAAGATTTGGCAGATAGATTAACAGAGATGGGAATACGTATTCCTATTGATCTTTATATCCCACCAAATACAGAAGGCAAGTTTGCGAGGGTAAATGGTATATTGGAACCTCTTTACCAATCTGGAGCTATATACCATTATCGTGGGGGTAATTGTCAAGTTCTAGAAGATGAACTTGTCTCAGTAAACCCCCTACATGACGATACTAAGGATTCATGGGCTATGTGTATAGATTTAATGGTTAAACCAATCCAAAGGCGTTATAATCAAAATACAAACGTGCTACAATTCCATAAACGCTTTGGAGGGGTCGCAGCATGAGTAAAGCAAGTACGAGTGGACACACACTTTCGATAGAAGATGTAAATGATGTTGCTGTGCGTATATCAGAAATGTGGACACGTTATAATACAGAACGGCGTAATGCCCTTACTCTAAACGAAGAAGCAAGACGTTTTATTTATGCTACTGATATTGATAGTACTTCTGCTGCTGATTTAATTCATAAAAATAGAACACATCAGCCAAAACTTACGCAAATAGCTGACACACTTAAAAGTCAATATTTTGAGGCTTCTTTATCAATGCCTCAATTCTTCCGTTTCCCTGCACCAAAAGGAATAACTCCATCCGTAGCTACAGCTATGGAAAAATGGTTAATGGTCAAATTTGAACAGCGTAAATTTAGAGAAGCTGTAGGTAGGGAGTTAGCAAATGATTTTGTGGATTACGGTAATTGTTTTGTATCTGTTGATTATGTACTGGAACGAGGTCACGATAATAACATTACATATAAAGGACCAGATTGGAAGCGTGTATCGCCAATGGATATTGTTTTCAATCCTCGTGAAAAATTCCATAAAAGTGCTAAAATCGAAAGAACACAATTTCATGTAGCGGATATAAAAGATTTTCCAAATAAATTCCCTAATGCTGGTTTTAATAAGGGAATTATTCAAAAAGCCATATCTACTCGACATCCCGAAGGAATAGATGATTGGGTAGAGGTTATAAAAAATCGTGGCCTAAATATGGATGGTTACGGTGGTTTCGATCAATACTTTAAACAGGATATGGCTGAAATACTTATCTATCGTGGTGATGTATTCAATCCTGCAACTGGTGAAACACAACGTAATAGAGTCGTATATGTCATGGATAAAGTCCATGTTATACGTAACGAGCCTTCCCGTTCTCCTGCTAATTTTACAGGGATACATCATGCAGGATGGCGTATTAGACCAGATAACTCATGGGCGCAAGGTCCACTAGATAATCTTGTTGGTATGCAATATCGTATAGATCATCTAGAAAATCTTAAAGCAGATGTATTTGATATTATAGCGCAACCCGTCCTCTTTGTGAAAGGGGATGATGTAATGGAACCTTCAGACGGATATAGACCAGGGGCAATATACTATGGTGGTGTTGATTCTGATGTGCGTTCTATTGTTCCTGACGCTACAGCTTTAAATGCCGATAACCAAATTGCTAACTATCACCGTATGATGGAGGAGATGGCTGGTGCGCCACCGGAAACAAGAGGTATCCGTACTCCTGGTGAAAAGACAGCATTTGAGGTTAGTAAGTTAGATCAAAACGCAACAATGATGTTCGTTGATAAAGCACGTTTATTTGAACGTATGCTGGAAGGTCTACTTAAAGAAACATTTGAATTAATGCTCCTCAATTTTGATATTGAAGATTATGTTGAAATATTCGGAGAAAGTGCTGAAGCTGATGCACTAGCAGTATTAGCTCAACAAACTGCTCTGTCACGAGGGGAATTTGTAGCGGTAGGTGCAAGGCACTGGACAAGACGTAATCGTGAAACTCTAGAGATGAATAACTTTATGACAGGCCCAATGCAAGACCCGAAAGTTAGGGCGCATGTAGATGGGTCTAAGTTAGCTAGTTTCTGGGAACGTAAACTTAACATTGAAGATGAAGGGATTGTAGAAGATTATGCAGGAATTAAAGAGGATGTCCGACTTCAAGCAATCGCTCAAGAAGAAGCTAAACGACTCCAAGAGGTCAGCCAAGGGCAACCAATTGGAGTTGGAGATGTCTCCGGCACTGGTGTCGAGACTTTTACCGAAGAAGGAGGACAAGGAGACAGTGCTGGCCCAGGCGAAGGGGAGTCCGCACCTCCTGGGATTCCTGCGGGATTACCTATATGATGAGATTCTTGATAACACCTTTACCGAGGGTTATGGAGAAGAAAGAGCTTTTCACGATGGAAAAGCATACGAAGCTAAAAATATCTTAAATTTATTAAAGGGGTTATCAAATGACTGAAGCATTGACCGATGCTCTAGAAAATTTAGAAGAGGTTGACCAACCAAAAGAAGAAGCAAAAGAACCAGAAGTTACCCAAGCTGCTTATGTAGACCAACTAGTAGGTGACGGTAAAAAATATAAGTCAACAGACGAACTGGCAAAAGCGTACCACCACGCTAATTTACATATTGAAGAACTCAAATCTGACCTGAATGAGTACAAAGGTGGAAAAGAACTTCTTAACGAGGTTCTAAGCGAAATTCGTAATTCCAATGAGGAAGAGAGTACAGATACTCCTGCTCCACCACAAGCACCAGTTGAGACTCAAATTCAAACGGAAGATGTAGCGAAGATCGTGAATGACCAATTTGAACAACGAGAAGCACTCGCACAAGCTCAAAATAATGTGAATACTTCTTTAGAAAAATTGGTCGGAATATACGGCTCAGAAGTTAATGTTAAAGCAGCCGTTTCCAAAGCCATTGGTAATGACAAAAATGTAAAAGATGTCATTGATAATCTGAGTCGAACAAACCCAGATACAATGGTTAAATTCATCACTGGCATTGTTCCTACATCAGAAGTCGATGTTAGTAACACGCCAGCAATCAACAACTCTTCTGGGAGCGTACCAGCATTTGAAGGGGTACTAACCTGGGATAAGTGTCGGGAAGTTCGGAAAGAAAACCCACGCTTATATAAGAGTGTCGAGTTCCGTAAGCAGATGGAGGTTGCTGCCGCCGAAGCTGCGGAACGAGGTGTTGATTTCTTTGCAACTTAACTAAGGAGGAATCGAGATGGCTCTCGACACATCCAATAATTCTCAATTGATCCGTACAAATGTATGGGCAAATGAGGTTAAGGATGTTCTTCAAGAAGAGCTTATGATGGATTCTCATGTCCGTTGGATAACTGAGTTTCCTGATGGCGATACGTTGAACATCCCCACATTGTCAGAAATGACAGTGCGAAATTATTCTGAAGGGGCGCAAGTCACTTTAGATGACCCAACTACGGGCAACTTTACGCTAACTATCGACAAATACTATCAGTCAGGTTTTAAAATCCCTGAGAAGTTTCGTCACGATAGTTTTTATGTTAGCGTTGCAGAAAGCAACTTTGTCCAGAAACTAACTCGTGCGCTGCTAGAGCAGAAAGAGTCTGATATTGCCAACTTGCAATCAGAACAAACCTCTGCCAACCCTAATACCATAAATGGCGTTGACCATCGCTATGTTGGTACGGGTACGACTCGTGTCATTGCTCTTGCTGACATCCAAAAAGCTAAACTTGCTTTGGATAAATCAAAAGTAATGCGTGGAAACCGTCGTGCATTTGTTGATCCAGAAGTAACTTACCAGTTGCAGACGATCAGTAATGTAATTCAGCAAGACGTATATGGCTCTAACGCTCATCTCCGAGAAGGTATGAACGGTACGGCTTATGTAGGTCGCTTTGCTGGATTTGATCTGTTTGAGTCGTTATTCCTTGATAACTCTCTTACGGATGCTATCACGGCAACCGCCCCCAGTGCTGGTGCTTTAACTGCCACTGGTGGTGTAGCTAATATGTTCCTTGGTGAAGAAGCCTTCATCGGAGCAATGAGGGCCATGCCTGATATGGATGCATGGTATGACAACAACACTCGTTCTGACGTATATCATGTGACTATGCGTTACGGCATTAAGCTGTATCGTCCAGAATCACTTGTTATAGTCATTACAGACTGATTAGGAGGATAAAATGGCTCAAGTAAGAACTCCTGCTGGATCGGCTGCTGGTGCGGGTGCTGGTGAATACTTAGCAAGTACCCAAATTCCTACGGATATTACGTGGGATGACCAAGTTGGTGCTACTAATCGCCTAAAAGATGGAGTAGTAGAATACATGAAAGATGTTACTACTTCTGCTGACTTTACATGGGAAATTGTTGCTGAAGACAATGGCAAAATTTCTATGTTAAAGTACGCTAATGGTGCAGTAGCTATGGATGGGTCTGTTGGTTGGGAACTCTCCTTTATCAATAAGACTAACTCTGACGATGTACTTGGGTACTTTGGTATTGGCTCTGGTACTGAAGCAGCTAAAGGAACGGATAATGACACTGCCGTTGCAGCGTATGGTGCAGCAGAGATTCTCTGCACGGACACTAGCCGCTTCAATAAAGGTGACATTATTCATGTCACGGCTGATCGTGATGGTAGTACTGGTGTTGGAGTATTCCAACTCGTACTCTCATACGAGAATGAAGGCCGCTAAACTGTAAACTATAGTTGGGAGGGGGCTAATACTCCCTCCCATACTATAAGGAGAATAATATGGCTACTGCACATTCCACACTAACTGGGGCAGACTTGCACGAGCCGAAGGGTGTGGCTTCTGCAAACGCCGACGATCTTTATATTGCTAATGGCTCTGGGAGTGGAGCTTGGACTGCTGCTGATAATAATATTTACTTGTCCGTTACTATGGCAGATGTAAGCACGGCTGCAAGTGTCTGGATACCTTCCCCATGTACAGGTAATATAACTAAAATACAAACTATAATTAACGGTGCTATTGCAACATCAGACGTAGTTATTTCAACTGAAATTAACGGAACGGCTGTAACAAATGGTAATATTACTATCACTCAATCTGGCTCTGCTGCTGGTGATGTGGATTCATCTTCACCATCTGCGAATAGAACTCTAGCAATAGGTAATAAACTTGAAGTGATTACAAATGGAGCATCGACTAATACTGTAATTGCCACAGTTATGTTTACTATTGCCCCAACATAAGAGATAAGCTATGAAACTTACGCTCCTTGAAATAGTACAGGATATGCTAACTGCTACTGACTCTGAAAATGTAACTGGAGTTGGGCAGACCGAAGATGCAGGGATGTGTGTTAATATTGCTAATAGGGAGTTTGAAAGACTTATCTCTAACTATCGTTGGAGGCACACACGCACTTTAGGAAAATTAGAAGTAACTAGTAATAAAAATGAAATGACATTACCAACAACTGCTATTGTATTAGACCCATATACAATGTACTACGCTGGTGATAGAGTTTACTGGATGGATTACGATAGGTTTCTTGCATATACAATAACACGATCAACTTCAGAAAGTAATATAACGGAAGTTAATAATGTGCATGTGTATACTGATCGTAA